CTGGGCCTGAGCCATCAAATACCCGGGCTGTTTTCACTTTCGGCCGGCTGCTCGAAGTTGGCTGCCTTTGCGCTCTCGAAGGTCACGCCGCCGGCGCGGTGGTCCGACTTGGCCATATTCAGATAGAACGAGCACACAACGCCGTGCGCTGTCCAGGGTAGGCCCACCATGGCAGACAGCCAGGGGAGGGAGCCGGTGTAGCCCTTGTGGATGCAGTAGGCAGCCAGCAGCAGACCGCCCACGGTGACCACCCACAGCAGCGACCGGATGTCAGACACCAGCCGCTTGGAGTATTCCGGCTTTTTTTCTTTCGTTACCTTGATGGTCATGCCTTGCCGATAATCTTCGCAAAGCGATAGAGCACCGTGGCAAACTGCTCACGGGTCAGGACGTCCTCCCACATACAGTTCGGCTCGCCGTCAATCTCTGTGCCGTTGCCGGTGATCAGGCCGACCTCCTGCGCCCACTTCCGGGCCTCCTCGCTGTATGCGCTGCTGTCGTTGTCCTGCAGGCTCTTGCGAAGCTCATACCAATGCTGCATCCATTCTTCGTGCGTCACGTCCTCCTCAGCCTCCTTCTGCTGGTTATATGCGCGGGCATCCACCCACCAATAATATTTGACCTGACTCCGGAAAGTCCCCGGATCGCCCTCAGTCCTGACCTTCCTGGTGCTGGCCGGATCATTGATGTGGATCTTGTTGTCTGCCCACCACACCACCACGAAATGCCCGCTGGAAGTCCACAGTCCCTTGTTCATCAGAGCGATGAGGTAATAGCCCGCCTGCAGCATGGCCAACGCCTTCGCATGGTTGGTGTGATCCGGCTTTCCGTAGGTATTTGTCCAGTTCAGCATATCGCATTTGATGCCGAATGCCTCAAACTGGGGCTTGAAGTAGGAGTAATAGGTTCCCTGCTTCAGAGCCTTGTAGCCGTGCTCAATAGACCACTTGCAGGCATCCGCCGGCGTGAAGGTTTTGCCCGTGAGCGTCTCAATCAGCATGGCCGCGGCGGTGGGGCCACAGCCGGAGCTGCCGATTGTAGAATTCTCACCAGGTACACGGTAGGGTTCGGCCTTCCAGCGGCCATCTGTCTGGAGGTACAGGATTGGCTGCTTATTCATGGGAACGCTCCGTGTCCTGGTTCATTCCCGAGATACCCTCTTGGGTCTTCGTGGCCAGCCATGCGCCCGTCTTGTTCAGCGTGGCCACGATCACATCAATCTGGTGATCCAGCCAGGATGTAACCTTGATGCCGGCAGCCTGCAGCTGGGCGATGACCAGAGCCTTCTTGTCCGCGCCCATGCCGGAACCTTGGATGGTGCTCTCAGCCTTGTTGATGAGGTCTGTGGCGAGCTGGAGTACCGCCTGACGATTGCCCTTGATCAGAATGGCCAGGATGAAGCAGCCCAGCGCCGCCACACCGTAGATCAGAATTTCATGCAGTTCCATGTTAACGTCTCCTTTCAGTCTCCATGTGCTTTTTTGTTCAGGTACTTTTCAATCTTATTGATTGCTTCGGACACAGGCCCGTTGCACCCCTGCTCCTTCAGGCCCTTCAGGCAGGCCAGGACGCCATATGTAAGAAGTGTCTGCTCCTCGTTGATACCGTGCATATCCTCGGCCAGAATCTGCTTCATGGCTTTCATATCGGCTTCGTGCTTTGCCTTCAATGCCGCGATGTCTGTGGTCTGCTTCTCCTGCTGGTCGAACCAGCGCACACCCTTTGCAAAGCGCTGGATCAGCAGCACCGCTGCAGTAATAACAGCTCCGGTCGTGATGATCGTCTGCGGCGTCAGTTCAAACGTCATCAACCTGCCTCCATTACCTCTTCAATCTCGCCGAGGTCATTCCACTTCGCGCCGGCGGTGCCGGGTGCCCACACATTGTTATCCTGCCCAGAACGCCATACATGGCCGTCATGGGTGCAGCAGTCATCCTTGGCGTAAGGAGACGTGCTCAGAGCGATGAAAGGCAGCGCCTTTTTCGGATCCGTGGACCACTGGAAGCCCCACTGCGCCGGCAGATCCTCCGGCTCCTGGGGGTAGACGGTGGAATCGTAGTTCTGCAGGAGCTTCACCACACGGCCGGCCGTAGATCGGCAGACAAAGCCCACCTTGCGCTCCAGCATATTCTTCCGAGCTACGGCAGCTGCGAAGCTGGGGATCTTGCCATCCTCCGCATACAGCTCCGTTCCGGTCATGCCGGCAGAACGCGTCTGAAGGTCGGTCGCATCCAGCTTGCCCTTTTCCTTCATGGCGTCAAAATAGATCTGCTTACTCAACGCTGTTCACTCCTTCCTCGTAGGCCGCATCCAGACCGGTCTCTAATTCAGCAGCAGTGCCGGCTTCACGCAGCTCCTGAATGGTGGTTGCCTGCTCCTGAATCGTGGCGGTCTGGCTCTCAATCTGGCTTTCCTGCGACTGGATGGTGGAGGCCTGCGCCGTGATCGTGCTGTCCTTCTCAGCGGCAGCGCTCTCCAGCTCTGCGATCTGTTCCTGATACTGTGTCACATCGCCGAGATACTGGCTGGCCGTCTGCAACTCCACCGTGTAGTGACGGCCGCTGTTGTCGTACTTGATATCAACGACCTTAAAGCCGTAACCCTCCGGCAGTCCCTGTTCATTGGCGTCCTCGCTGAGACGCTGGATCGTGGGCTTGGCCCAGTTGATCTTCTCAATCTGCTCCAGAAAGGCGTCATCCCGCTCGAAGATCACCGAATAGCGGCCGTTGGCCGGATAGTGACGACTGATTGGCCCTGCCGTCACGCCGTCGATCTTCCAGCGTTTTCCGAAAAATCTGCCCATAAAAATTCCCTCCTCTTACTCTTTTGCATGGATGCAGAACATGGATTCCAGCTGCGCCCACGTTGTCGGGTTATCCTCAAAATACTTCCAGGTCATATTTACGCTTTCCAGATCGGCCCATGTGATGCCGCTGATCACAAAGCGCAGGTGTGCCGGCTTGATCTGCTCTACAACGGTCTTCAGTTCTGCCACGTCGATGGTCGCCAGCTGATTTTTCTCGCCCCAGAAGCTGAGCGAAAAGCTGTAGTCATCGTTGACCTCTACCTTCGCCTCATAGCCGGTGAGCGCCTCTGCCAGCCCGCGGATCATCTCTGAGGTGGTATTGCCGCTGGCCACGAGC